TGCTCATCGCCATCTCGTCATCCTGCTGCTCGAACTGCATCTGAGCGATCAGCAACCGCTCCAGAGCCCCAGCATCCCTGTACCCAGCCTCCAGCGCCAGCACATTCATGGCATGTGCCGCCTCCGCCGGGTTTTGAATCTGCTGGATCTCCTTCGCCCGCCTAATCACCTCGGCGTAGGTGATCACAACCTGCCGAATCCTGGTGACGTTATCGGCCTCCACCTCAGCCACCACCTTCCGCAGATCCTCAGAAAGCCACAGCCTCCCGGGCATCTGCTGGTCCGCCAGCCAGAACAGCGAGCCCAGACTCACCGCCCCCTTCCGAAAACTCTTCCATACCTCCTCGCAAGGGTTCCCATCCACCCAATCCTGAGAAAACTCTGGATCTTCCGCCGACCACGCCGACCACAACGTCAAACCAAGGTCAGTCGGCAATTCCGAGTGGATCGCCATGCCCACCTTCACCCAATGGTCCCGACTCCCGGCCCCCTGCCCCGGAATCACCATCAACGCCGACTGCACAATCTCAGCCACCTCAGCTGAGTCTCGATCCGAGAAATCCAGCGCCTTCCGGTTCTTGATGAACCCGCCATCAGCCACTTCCTTCCCGGCGTGATCGCGCATCTCCGCCAGCAACCACCCTGGAGCCTCTGGAATGGCCTCCAGATCCCCCTCAAACCCATAGAACCCCTCCGGCGCCTTCCCATCACTGGAGCCCGGATAAGCCCCGTACAGGACGCCCTGGCGCCCCCACAGCACCTCGTACCCCGCCCCGGTATCCGACAACCCAAAGCCCTTTACAACGCCCCACAGAGCCTCCGGGACGCGAAACAGGTACTTCGCCGCATTGGCCTTGGTTGAAGTAACGACTGGAGCACCCTCCAGCGTCTCCCCCCACTTCTTTTTCAGCCTGGAGAGGTTGCGATCCACGTCAAGAATCACCAGCCCCCCACTCCGGGCACCAGTGAACGCCCCCACCGCCCGAAACACCTCCGGCCTCCGCTCGATCTGGAGTGCCACATCCGCCGGCCCCATGACCGTGTGGTGCGACTTCTCCAGCGGCGTCTTGCCCTTTGAAATTTTCCCGGACTGGATCGCCGCCCCCTGCCTGTAGATCGGCGCATACGCGATCCCAGCAGGCAGCTGGCGCACAAATGCCAACAGCTCCTGCGTCTTACCTTGCGACATGTTAGAGTCTCACACGAGAATGTTCCTGTGCCCCGGCCGGTCGCCCGAGCTGGGGCATTTTCTCAGCGTAGCCCCCCGCCCAACCCCGTGCTACTGTTACAGGGTTGCCGACACCGGCGACCACATCACCCTGTAACACCAATGGGATTCCTCTCCAAAAACGCCTCAGCCACCGTCTCCAGCACTGGCACCGGCGGCGGCTACCTGCAAGTCTCCAAACTCCCCGACGGCGGCAGCGTCCGCTTCGCCCTCCTCTCCGACGAACCCCTGGAGTTCTACGAAACCTGGGGCACCAGCTCCGACGGCAAATCCAAGCCCTTCCGCTTCGACTTCGAACCCACCTACGAAGACGTGGTGGCTGAGATGGGCGACTTCGAGCCCCGCGAAGGCCGTGGCGGCCCCGGCACCGCCGACATCAAATTCGCCATCGCGGTCCCGGTCTACAGCTTCGACGCTGGCACCGTCCAAGTCCTCTCCCTGACCCAAAAGTCCATCCTCAAAGAGCTGGATCAAATCAGCCAGATGGAGGACTACGCCGAACTCCTCGCCTGGGACTTCCAGCTCAGCAAAAAGGGCTCGGGCCTCCTGACTGAGTACACCCTCCGCCCAGTCCCCCGCAAGAAAGGCGCCCAAGAGCACATTGACGCAGCCTGGCTGGAGGCCAAATCCAACGGCTTTGACATCAGCCGCCTCCTAACCGGCGGCAACCCATTCAAGGCTGCCTGATACCTACCCAACCAGGGCCCCCTTCACCGGGGGCTTTTTTAACACCATGCCACGTCTACTTGTTGCCTGCGAATACAGCGGCCGTGTCCGCGACGCCTTCACCGCCAAAGGCTGGGACGCTTGGAGCTGCGACCTGCTACCCACCGACGCTCCCGGCAATCACTATCAATGCCCAGTCGAAGACCTGCTAAATCAGCATTGGGACTTGCTAATCGCACATCCTCCCTGCACACATTTAGCCGTAAGCGGAGCCCGGTGGTTCAAGGACAAGCAGATAGAGCAGCAACAAGCACTTGACTTTGTTCGACTGCTACTTGATGCTCCAGTGGAACGTATAGCACTAGAAAATCCGGTATCCATAATTTCAAGTCGCATAAGAAAACCCAGTCAAATAATTCAACCTTGGCAATTTGGGCACGGGGAGACAAAAGCCACTTGCCTATGGCTAAAGAATCTTCCGCTGTTGGAACCTACAAATGTCGTTGAAGGTCGCGAAAACAAAGTCCACCGTATGCCCCCTGGACCTGACCGCTGGAAAGAACGTAGCCGCACCTACACAGGCATCGCCAACGCCATGGCAGCCCAGTGGGGTTGACACTGGTAGTAGAATCCATTTGGGAAAGAATATCCAAATGGCCTCCAATACGCAAGACACCTTAGCCTCCCTAAGACGTTGGCGACTGGAGCAAGATAACTCTGGCCCATTCAGGGTCTACCGTGACACAAAAGGCACGGTCTACCACTCCGTTACTCACATACTCAAAGAAACCAGCGACAAGAGCGGACTGGAGCGCTGGGAAGCCCGCCTCGGCCCCACTGAAGCTACACAACAGCGCAACGTGGCAGCCACCCGGGGCAACATGGCCCATTCACAGGCCGAATACCTACTCAAAACTTCACAATCGCTGGCGCGATCTACCGCAAACAAGCGCAATTCCATTCACTGGGACGCCAACGGCCTGGCCCGCATCCCCGCCCCGATTACACAGTGGGCACTCAAAAAAGTCCGCCCGAATGTTCCCCGAGTCGGCTGGAGCGCCTCAGGCTACGCCCGCAGCTTGTCCGACTGGATCACCGAGAACGTCACCGAAATTTTCGCGTCCGAATTTTCCATTCATCACCCCGCCGGCTTCGCTGGAACCTGCGACGCCCTGGTGGGCCTGAAAAACAACGAGCTGGTACTAGCCGACTGGAAGACCAGCGTCAGCCGCAAAACCAAACTCGACGACGGGGGCCTGGAGCGCCTGCCGCCGGGCCATTCATACATCGACCAATGCGGCGCCTACAGCCTCGGCCTCAAGCACCTCACCGGCCTCCAGCCGACTGGAGCAGCCATCATCCTGGCCCGCCGCTGCGGCACCCCCAACGTCCATTCAATGTCGCTCCGCGACTTAAAAGAAGCCGAGGAGTCATTCATGGCTCGGGTGGAGCAATACTTTGCCGGCCTTGTTGACAATCAGGTTGACAATGCAGCTTTGCCTAGTTGACAAAAGCCCATTCATGACTGGGTTTTTCAAGAATCACCATTCATGCTTGGAACTGAAAAAAGCCATTCAAGCCATTCAAGCCATTCAAGCCATTCAAGCCATTCAAGCCATTCAAGCCATTCAAGTATTAGGTCATTCACTGGGGCATCTAATACCTGGAGCCTGCTGCTGCTGTAAATGGGAATCATTCTCAAGTGGCAATGGGAATCATTCTCAAGCCTCAGGCTGGCTCAGCCTGGAGCGTGGCCGGCCAGCCCGCCTACGGTGCGAGTCTCATTCTCAGTCCCACGAGTCTCACACCATAGCGCAGCAAAACCCGGCCACCTAGGGAGGCAGCCGGGAGTGGGGCAGCTGGGGCAGTTCAGGCCTGGCGGCGAGGCTTCGCTATCCCTGCATCGGAGCGGACCTTACGGGAGGCGCCCTTGCCGGGCTTCTGTCTGTTCGCTGGAGCTGCTGGAGAGTCGCGCGGAAAAATTCCCGTAGCTTGTGGAAAAAGGTCCGGCGGAATGTCCGCTCCGCCGTTAATCCGCTGGCACTGCCGCCAGTACGGGATCAACTCCCGCCAGAGCTGGATCGGACCCTCGCGACCGTGCGCAGCCTGGAGCGACAGGAGATCCTGCCAGTCCGAAGCCTGCACGCTGGAACGTTCGATCGCCCAGCGCAGATCCCGTAGGTGCCGTTTCTCAAGGCGCAGCTGTTCCCGCTCCTGTTCCCTCTGTTCACGCTGGAGCGCCTTCCGCTCCCGCGACGTGTTCCACTCGCCGCCTGTCAAGGCTGAGCCTCTTGCAACCACTCCTGGCAGGTCTGCACCGTGTCGGGTTCCAGCTCCTGCGGGAAGGATCCGCCTTGCAGGCACAATCCCGCTCCGGCTTCAATCTCCTGGAATGTGGAAAGGTAGTAATCGGCGCAGAGGATCCCGCCACTGAAGCGAAACTCTACGATTGGTTCAGGGTGTCCGCCCCGTACCTGGCGTGTCGCAGTCAGGCGGACGTCTAGGACGGATCCCTGGCGGGTTAACACTTGCATGGTGCCATGGTGCGGCTGTGCCCTTGCACAGTAGCAGCAGTCGCAACCCTTGCCAGCTGGCACTGATCTGGTACAGTAGCGAGGCATTGAAGCAAGCCCTGCCATGCACACGACAACACCCAAGGCCAGCCCAGCCCTGCTGGAACGGATCAGCCGTCTAGACGACTGCGCGGGACAGTGGATCCTCGACCTCCGGGACCGCGGCAATCGCGCATACGATCTGCACCATCTAAGCGCTGGTTTCAGTGCTGCCGGCTTCGGAACGATCAAGGATCCTACGGCTGCGCTGGAGTTCTGTTGCGCTAACCGCTGGAGAGACTGCCGCCTTCTGTTCAGTGCCGACAGGTTGAACGATGATTGGTCGTGGCCGGGAGGTTACAGCGCTCCGAGCATTTATCGGTCGAACGCCCGTGTCTTCCGGGATGAGTTCCGCCGCGAGCTGGAACTGGCGGACGGCGACGCGGACGGGATCAGCCTGGACGTCCGGTACGTGTCCGAGGAAATGCTCGAAACGCTGGACAGCTTGGAGGGTTACCCTCTGATCAGTGAGGAAGACCACAGCGAACTGGAACTGGAACTGCAGGATGAAGCTTGGGACAGCTGGGCGGCCGCAGACTGGCGGGCGCTTGTGCTGCAGTCGCTGGCTGATCATGCGCCCGACTCGATCGAGGATCCTGAGGATTGGGCAGAAACTGCCCTGGAACCCGTCACGTCAGAAACGCTGTTCGAGCTGTTCCGGGCCTGCTGCGATCAATCCTCAACCTACTGGCAGGAGGAATCGGACGGCGAACAGTGGATCGACCTTAAGCGTGCATCCTCTGCGCTTGATCTGGCGGACCTTAAGGATTTGACCGGGCTGGCACTGCTGCCGGCAGATCAGGAGTGGAGGCGTGAACCGTACCCATGGCCGGACGGATCCGCGGATCCTCTGGTGCCTGCCCTGGCTTGACCGGCTGCCAAATTTCCTCTACTGTCACAGACGAGACCCAACCACAAGGCTCAAACCATGACCCATTACAACTCCGACCAGCTCGCATCCTTTCCCTGGATCGTTAGCTCTGACACGTTGCGGCTGGAGGATCTCCTGCCGTCCTACTGGTCAGCTGTCGAGTCCTTGGCGCAACTGACGGGCAAGGCGTCGCCCATTGCTGCCGATACCCTCGCAGATCTTGAGAGGCTAGTCGGTGAGGATTCCAGCGAGGATGCTTGGAACTATGAGCTGGCCTGTCAGCTGCTGGAGGAATTGACCGATTGCCTGCAGGAGTTGGCACCTTGCGGCTTCGGGTTTGGCTCGAATGAAGGCGACGGAGCCTGTTTCGGCTTCTGGCTATCGGAAGACTGGCAGGACGCCTTAGAGCATCTGCAGGTTGACTGTGACGATCCCGCAGACTGTGCGGCGCTTGTGTCCGAGCTGGAACTGGACGGGATCGACCCCGACAACGTGGAGGATGCGTACCAAGGTCGTGCAGAAGGCTGGAGCGAAGAACGGGCTGGCGCGGACTACGCTGAACAGCTGGCGGAAGACCTAGGCGCAATTTACGTGGGAGTCGAGCTCGACCGGATGCAGTGGCCACTAACTTGCGTTGACTGGGAAGCAGCCTGGCGGGAGCTGCAGCTAGGTAACGGTTACAGACTGCATGATCTAGGTGGCGGCGAGTGGCTGGTCTTCCGGTCTGTCTGAGCTGGAATCCTGCCGATCAATGGCCCGGTCATGCTGCCGGGCTTTTTAGTGTGAGGCTAAGATTGAACCAAACGGACAGGATGCTAACAATGTTGGACACTCCGGAAGCTAACAACGAGGCGCTGGATTCTTCGGCGGAAGGTGTAAACATCAGCAGCAAAGCCTACGGGCGCCGCAACCCTGACGCGTGGATTGAAGAACGCCAACGGCGACTCTTTAAGCGCCAACTAGACGGGATGCCTGCCCGTGCTCTGGTGTATGAACACGCGTCACGTGAAGGTGTGAGCCTAAGCACAGCTTGGCGTGACTACGCAGTGGTGCAAAGCTGGAACGAGTCGGACTGGGCGCAAGAACGCGAGCGCACAGTGTCACGGATCCAGCAGATGCGACTCCGCTGCATTGAAGGCGCCCTACGGGCAAAGCAGTTCGGCACGGCCCAACTGCTGCTCCGCGACCTTGGCGCCGTGGTTGGGGAAGTTGCGCCAGAAGCCCAGGCAGCAGCCGCTCCCATCCTGCGAGTGGAGATCGACGACAAGCGAGCTGGTTGATTCCCGGCTTGTTCTGTGCAACAATAGGGAGTCCCCAGGGAAACCCTCCCATGTCACGTATCCCCGCCACGTATCACGAGCTTGCCTCGCGTGTCTTCGCTGCTTATGCAGGCGCAGGGCCCGAAGTCGCCGGCTATGGCGTCACGCCTTGGCGTGACTGGCTGTTTTTCGGCGCGTTTGGCGTTTGGTTCGCTGTGCTCAAGGCTGACCCGCTGGCCAACCCTCGGCCATTCCTGTGTTCACTGGCGCAAGCCAAGGCCAACCTAAAGGCGGGCTTCTGAACCGTGCTCCGCATCCTGTCCCGTCCCGTCCCGTTCACTGCCGCCACACTGTCGGCTGTGCTGCTGGCAGTCTTCGCTACTGAACTGGCGAAACAGAGCGCTCGCGCCTACGGATCCTGCCTCGCCAGGCACGGCTCTGCCGCCTACTGCCGGCTGATAGTGAGCGGGCGCTGATTCCAACCATGGGCCGTCCGGCGGCTGCTGCCGGACTAGTACGGGCGCACTACCGGGGTAGCGTCCGGCGATTGGTGGCGCGTGTCGCTGCTCAGGGAACCTACTGATACATTCCCAATTCCTTCCTCTGTTACACACCGGGGGCAGGGGTTCAATTCCTGTAATACCCTAGAAGGTACCCTCCCCCACAAAAATGCCCGAAACGGCTGGAACACTCTCCCTCCGCTACGCCCAAGGGCAAGTTTTCTCCAGCCGCAAACGCTTCCGCGTCCTAGTTGCCGGCCGCCGCTTCGGCAAAAGCTACCTCTCCTGCATTGAATTGCTGCGTGGAGCAATCGAACGCCCGGGCGAAACCTTTTTCTACGCCGCCCCGACCTACCGAATGGCGAAAGACATCGCCTGGAAAGTCCTAAAAAAGCTCGTCCCCAAAGCCTGGATCAAATCCAAGAACGAAACCGACCTCAAAATCGAACTCGTCAACGGCTCCACCATCGAACTCAAGGGCACCGAGAACGCCATGGCCCTCCGAGGCCGCAGTTTGGCTGGCGTGGTGCTCGACGAAGCCGCCTTCATGGACTCCGAGGTCTGGTTCGAGGTCATCCGCCCCGCCCTGGCCGACAAACAAGGCTGGGCGCTCTTCATTTCCACCCCGGACGGCACCGCCAGCTGGTTCTACGACCTCTGGTGCTACTGCGAAGAAGGCGACACGGACTGGCAGCGCTGGCAATTCACCACCATCGAAGGCGATAACGTCCCACCAGAGGAAATCGAAGCCGCCCGCGCCCAACTCGACGCCCGCACCTTCCGCCAAGAATTTGAAGCCAGCTTCGAAAACCTCTCCGGCCTCGTCGCCATCTCCTTCTCGGACGACAACATCGACAAAATCGTCCAAGACCTCCCCGTCCTACCCCTTTTGCTGGGCGTGGACTTCAACATCGACCCCATGTCAGGCATCTGCGCCGTCAAAAAAGGCGACGTCCTCTGGGTTTTCGACGAAATCATCATGACCGGCGGCGCCACCACCTGGGATCTCTGCGAAGAAGTCCAATCCCGCTACGGCGTCGAACGCCGCATCATCGCCTGCCCGGACCCCACCGGCGGCGCCCGCAAAACCAGCGGCGTTGGAGCCACCGACCACAACATCCTCCGCAAATCCGGCTTCACCGTCTCCAGCCCCCGCTCCCCCTGGAAGATCCGCGACAAAATCACCTGCGTCAACACCGCCCTCCTCGACGCCTCTGGAACCCGCCGCCTCTTCATCCACCCCCGCTGCAAAGAACTGATCAAATCCCTCCGCACCCTCACCTATTCCCCTGGCACCGGCCTCCCCAACAAGAACCTCGGCGTAGACCACGCCTTCGACGCCCTCGGCTACCTCTGCCTCCAGACCTTCAACCTCGCCAAACCCGAGAACCTCGGCAAAACCAACTATCGTGTGTGGTAAGCACCGTCGGTATAAAACATGGCCCCCAAAAAGCCCTCCAAAGCTCAGAAAAAAGTCTCCAAAGTGATGCGTGAATACAGCAAAGGCGAACTCCACTCGGGCAGCAAAGAAGGCCCCGTGGTCAAATCCCGCAAACAAGCCATCGCCATCGCCATGTCCGAAGCCGGCATGAAAAAGAAGCCTGCCAAAAAGCCCAAGAAATAGCCTCAATCCTTCCCGCCGAGGCCCCGATGCAACTCCTCCACTCCACCTCCGTCACCACCCCCTACCCCTTCGGCACCTCCGCCGGCGGCGCCGCATCTTCTGCTGGAGCCACCGACGCCTTCGGCCGCATCCGCACGTCCAGCCCCCTCACCCTTTTCGACTCCAGCCACCGCTACCGCGACAACGGCCTCTGGAGCACCGCCACCGCAACCGGCGGCACCTCGACCTTCGACGCCAACGC